CATGTGGTTTGCAGATTCTCCGACATATTGGTTAATGTCGTAAGGAGTACGATCATTGTCTTCGAGGAGGTTCTCAGCAATATCGTTCATTTGTTCTTCTGAACTAAAATCAAAGATGTTCAGAAGTGGATCGGTAATTTCGATCATGTCAGCATTGGGTGAATTGTTAGGAGGAATCATCCGGGTTTCAGCGTATGATTTCACAAGACCGATGGAGTCCCATCGAGAAGGTGTTCCTGCTGTAGGCAGGTGAGGACCAATCATGTGGACGTTGAACTCGTCAGCGTTTGCGAGTCCATCTTGGTTGTCGTCAGCGGAGACAAATTGAGAGTATGCCCATTCATCAGGATTGATGACAGCGGATGCAGCGTTAATACCGTGAAGCGACGGAGATGCGCTGCCGGTTGCACGATGTCGTTCTGACATGTACACCTTGAAATCGTGATATTTAGGGCGAAGTCCGCCAGTCAATGGTGGGTCCACCATTGCATTCATTTTTTGGAATAGTTGAAATCCTCGGTTCCAAGCATTCTTGGTAACCCAGGTGTCCGGAAGTGTGTGGAGGTCCACGACACCGGTCTCATCATTGTAGATCTCTATCGAGTTCACGTAGTAGTAAACTCCTGCACGGTAGAATTTTCGATTGATTGCGCTGAGCGCACGTGCGATATCAATGTATTGAGTACTGCCACCATCAAACTCGAACGAAAGACGTGTCGTAGTTGGTGATGTCTTAGAGTATTTCTTTGCCGGTAGATTTGCGCCTGCCATGTTAATAATCGGAGGCTTGACAGTTAATAATGTCTAGTGTAGAAAATACACCTAGTGTTGGCAAAGTTAGCGAGTCGTAATAACTCACATTATGCGACGGCCGTACATGGAAGAATCCATTGCAAGTCTGCAGGCCGAAATTGTTGAACTTACCGGGGTTATACTCGAACTTATCGAGGTGATTACCCGTGAGTCATGAAGACTACTGCCCGGCATGCCGTGCGCGCAGTCTGATCACCACCTACCCGTACACACATGTGTACTGCCTCGATTGCAACTTTCAAATTGAATCTGCTAGGTGGTTTCCTTGACACACGATGCCTTCCCGCATGTGTGTCCTTATTGTGGAACCGTCCGAGTTGGACTCAATGCCCTCATGCAGCACATGGACCATTGTTCCGTGACCATCACAAAACCCAGTAGGTATTGAGTTGGTAATTTTGGAGCCTATGATAAATAAAGCAGGGAATGTTTGGAAATACACTTGTCCCAAATGTCCTTTCATACCGGATAAAGATCCGGTGTTCACTGACTTCGGTGAAACCGAGTGGAAATGTCAGTGGAATCATCCGCCTCCAGATTATGTAGAGACGATGAGGATTAGCAAGAGGACCGGTGAACGTGGCAAACGGCCTCTGAACCTTCCAGACAGATGTAACGCATGCAAAGCCCGCTATCGTCGTGCGACGAGGATGGGTAAGCGTATGGACCGCATCCACGACGTGGCAGAAAATACACAGAAGTGTAAGGTACCGAAGTTAATCACTTTCGCTCTGCCTAGTCAATGGTTTACTTGGGAATCTCCCTCGAACAGGGAGGAGCAATTGGGAGTTCTGAAAAAACTACTTCCCAAAGCACGCACGATATTGCAAGACAATGGTATTCGTGGTGGATCGTATGTTTTGGAATGCACCTACAAGTGGGTGCCCGATCTAGATAATTTCACACATCCGCAATACAAGTTTCATGCGCACGTGCATATGGTTGCCATCGCTCCCTGGATTCAACCTGCCAAGTTGAGCGAGTGGTGTACTCAGTTAATGCCGATAGGATTGGGTCGGATTAACTATGAAGCGGTCAAATCTCGTAAGAGGACCGCGGAATATGTATCGAAATATTTGGTTAAGGACAAAGTCCAATGTAGAACCTTCGGGATTATGAGAGGGCATATGTCCACCAAGCCGCAGAATACAGAGTAGCGGCGGTGTATGCAGCCACATCCACGAATGGAAGTGGTCCGTCAACAGCGGACATGGCAGTAGCCATAGTGAACGCAGAACGAGTCTGCCGTCCGGCTGTATAGACATTGTTTGCTCTGTCTAAGGTCCAGTAGGGACCTTCTGAATTAGCATCGCTTGTAGGGATCACTGGCATTCGCAGCTGCTCACAGTGTTCCAACCATGTTTCGTAATATTGATTCATTCTACCCACTCCTGATCGCATCCGTGGCATCGGTAATGAAGAACATCGTATTCTTCAATTTTAGTCATGCTGACCAACTTGCAACCGCACGTAGGACACATTTCACTTACGAGCCTTGACAGTGCCGACTCGACGTCCGTTTTGATACTTGTATTTCACGAGAGTACCTTTCTTGAATTTTCCTCGTGAAGACTTTTTCTTGAAAGACTTACCATAGGTAGTCTTACTTTTCTTTTGATATCTTGCCATCACATACACACTCCTTGTGCTTGTGTCAAGAGGGTCGTACCGAGACCGGTAGCGTAGAGAAGGATGGTGACGATCATGTACTCAAGACGATTTTCCTTGAGATGGTTCAGTGCACTAGCCAAGGTGGCGACCTTCTGGACTGTTTCAGTTTCGGGCGTCATTTTCAAGCACGCTCCGCATATACACCGTGGTAAGTACCAACGGCAAGGTTGAGGACCACACGGAACGCTGTGGATACACCAGATGGGTCAACACAGATTAACCCAAGAGGCGCGCAAAAGCCTGAGGCACGGCCGATGCGGCCAACACCAGCTTCAGTACCAATGCGAGCCACGTGCTGCATGTGGTTTGCAGATTCTCCGACATATTGGTTAATGTCGTAAGGAGTACGATCATTGTCTTCGAGGAGGTTCTCAGCAATATCGTTCATTTGTTCTTCTGAACTAAAATCAAAGATGTTCAG